AACGTCGTTGATGCGATTACCCACCTGACCTCATTGAGCGTGGCAGGGGATGTCACTGCAACCAACGTCACTGCAAATACAGCAGTAGCCACGGACACCATCAACGAAAAGACCACCGCCGCAGGCGTCACCATTGACTCCGTTCTGTTGAAAGACGATGTGGTCAACGCCACCGACGTAGAAGTCGGCACGATCTCAGCGAATGACGGCACGCAAGCCGCCACCATCGCCAACTCCACGGGCGTAATGACCATCGCCTCCAGCGTCCTCACCACCACCGACATCAACGGCGGAACAATTGATGGCACTGCAATCGGCGGAACAACCCCAGCCGCAGGTACTTTTACCGATGTAACCGCTACCGTTATTTATGCGGATTATGTCTATGCTTCCAACCTCCCGGCAGTAGGTTCCTTTACTTGGGATTCCGGTACTAGCAGTCCTGCGGCTTCTGCCAGCGTAGGCTCTCCGGTTGTTACCAGTGTTCACGCAAGAATGCGTCGCTGTATTTTGAATGACTCCGGTGTGGTTCAGTATTACCTGAATCCGAATGACTCTACCGAAAAAGAAGATGGCACTGCTGCCAATCTGGACGGTACTGATGGTCAGGTAATGGTGGAGATTCCGAAGTTCTACACCCGCAGGGAAGTATCAGGAACGCAGATTACTTGGTCGATCTCAGCCATTCCGTTGGCTGGTTACACTCTGCATCCGGCATTTACCAAAGATGGCACAGAGGTAGATTTCCGCTACATCGGTGCGTATGACGCTTGTGTGTACGACAACACTGCATCGGCCTATATCTCTGGTCTGAACTACGATAACAACGATGGCGGCAACGGTGTTGGTGTGGATGTCACTGCAAGCACAGGTGATCTTCTGGCCTCTGTATCCGGTATTTATCCGATGGTTGGCTTGACTCGTGCTGAGTTCCGTACCATTGCGGCAAACCGTGGCTCAGGCTGGAGATCAATGGACTTTACCTTGTGGTCTGCTGTGCAGATGTTGTACTTGATTGAGTATCAATCTTTCTACAGCCAAAACATTCTGGGTGCTGGCAATACAAATGGTAGTTACATCGGTTCTAGCGGCAACCAGTCTGACAGCCCTCACACTATTGCAGGTGCTTCTAATGCTCTGGGCAATGCTTCTACCGATGGTTCACAGCCAAGTGCAGGTGCTAAACCCGGTACGGCTTATATGTCCTATCGTGGTATTGAGAACTTCTACGGTAATGTCTGGACTTGGGCAGATGGCATTTTGGTGAATGATGTTGCTACAGGTAATGTGTATGTAGGTAACGACAGCAGCAATTGGTCAGATTCCGATGGTACAGGTATGGATCTGGTAGCTACTGGATTATCAACTGCAAGCGGATATACTGCTGCACTACAAGCTATTGATAATTATTTCTTATCAAGCAGCAACTCGGGCGGTAGTTCTTCTACTTACACAACAGATTATCATTATGCTTCGTCTAGTGCTGATCGGGTGGTTCCTGTCGGCGGTTATGCGAATGCTGGCGGGATTGCGGGGGTCTGCTGCTTGTATTCGGCTCTTGGTTCGTCTATTGCTAATCGTACTATTGGCGGCCGGCTCGCCTACTGATTTTCTTAGGAAAGGGGGTTTGTTTCCATGTCTCAGGTAGTTCATGTCGGCAGTAATGCGAATAATGGCGAGATTGCAGGGGTCTTCTACTTGAATTCGAATAATGATTCGTCTAATGCTAATCGTAATATTGGCAGCCAGCACGCTGTGTATAGTGGTAATCGGAAACAAACTCCTGCTCGAAAGGGCGAATATGTCAATCCAATACAGTTTGGTAGCTACGGCGAAGAACTGGGAGAACACCAGCGATGAAACGGCATGGTGATTTGTGGCACAAGATTGTGGATATTGAGAACATCAAATATGCACATCGTCAGGCCAGAAAAGGAAAGGCATACTACACTGAGGTGAAAATGGTGGATTCTGATGAGGATAAATACGCTCGTCAGATTCAAGATATGTTGGTCAATAAAACCTTCACCACCAGCGAATATGAGATTGAAGATCGGTTTGATGGTAGAAAGATGCGAACCATTTACAAGCTGCCATACTTTCCTGATCGAATTGTCCAGCATGCCTTGTTGAATGTGATTGGTGACATCCTGACAAACTCATTTATTCGGGATACCTTTCAGTCAATCAAGGGCAGAGGCACAACCGATGCCATGCGTAGGGTAAAGAAACTGGTACGGTCTGAGGACTGTCCAAAGTATGCCCTAAAGATGGATGTAGAAAAGTATTACCCATCCGTCAATAACGATAAGCTGAAGGTAATTATTCGCCGCAAGATCAAATGCCCAGATACGCTTTGGTTGATTGACAACATCATTGATAGCATGCCGGGATTGCCGATTGGCAATTACACCAGTCAGCATTTTGGCAATGTGTACCTCAATGAAATTGATTGGAAGGTCAAACAAAAACTAAAGCCATCAGGTTATTTCCGTTATTGTGATGACATCGTATTGATGGATAACGATAAGGAAAAGCTAAAGCGGTATAAGGAAATTATTGTAGATTGGTTAAATGCACTGGATTTGCGAATCAAGTCTAGCTGGAATATTTATAATATACAAAAGCAAGGCGTGGATTTTGTAGGATTTGTATTCAAGCAGTCACAAACCAAACTACGCAAAACCATTGCCAGCAAGTTCAAAAAGACTTGCACTAATATCCGCAATAAGTCGCTTATCAAAGAACCTTTGAGCAGCCTAATGGCTTACAAAGGATGGGCAAAATCCTGCAATGGAAAAGCATTGTGGAGAGAACATACAATTCAATTACGCTGCATGTTTCCGCAGCAACTTAGGAGTGCGCTGTGAAAACACAATCAGGTTATGAAATCCAACCCTATGAAGTTTCCGGCAAGGAACTCCGCATTCATTGGAACATTCAGGAAGTCACCAAAGAAGACATGGACGGTGAAACCTACACTGTCTGGGAGGCCAATGAAGCCCTATGCCTGAAGACGGACAATCGTTCTGCCTTGATTCAAAAGATTATTGGCTCTGTTTATTCGGTAGCGGATGAGATTGCTACGATCAACAACGCAGAAACCAAGCCAGAAGAATACGCTGAATATCAGGCATTCCGTGTACAGGCTAAGGCTCTTGCCGATGGTTGGTTGAATCAAGGATAAACAATGGAACCTCAGATTGCTTTTAACTGGATCGTGGGTGTCGCTGGCATTCTTGGCGGCTGGACGCTGAAAGTGATCTGGGATTCCATTCAATCGCTGAGATCGGATGTGAAGAACCTTGATACCAAGATGCACGAAGATTTTGTCCGCAGGGATGACTTCAAAGAAGCTGTGACGGATCTGCGTACCGACATGAAGGAAGGCTTCAAGGAAACCAAGGACATGATCGGCCTGCTGTTCAAGAAGATTGAAGGCAAGGCAGACAAATGAAACATCCTGTCGAGCAGGTGGGCTGGGTAGTCATCGGCCTCCTGCTTGGCGGTCTAATCGCCTATTCAACCAACGCCCTGTCTGCTGATCCAATCGTTTCTGAGCAGACCGTCACCACAAATGGCACACAAACCACCACTGTCAAATCGCCTCCACCGTCCGCTATTGCACCTCAGTTCTCAGCAGGCAATGGCAACGACCTATGTACTGTAGGTGCTTCTGGGGCTGTACAAACCCAAATCCTTGGCATCTCGGTCGGCAGTACCTTCACCGAAGAAAACTGTATTCGGCTAAAGAACGCCAAAACCCTGTATGACATGGGAATGAAAGTGGCGGCTGTCAGCGTGATGTGCCAAGACCAGAAGGTGTTTGATGCCATGATGCAGGCCGGAACGCCATGCCCGTATGACGGCAAGATTGGTGAAGAAGCCAAGCTGGCGTGGAAGACCCACACCGACAAAACCCCAGAAGAGGAGGACCTCGATGATGTTGAAAGCAAGCGCCTTAAGGCTCTCGGCATTATTGGCGGCGTATTCGGCAGCCTCTTACTCTTCTGACGCCGTCTATGGCTACACTCCTAATGTTGCTGCTGGGGGTAGTTCTTGGTCTATGTCTGAGTCTGTACTGGGAGTGGCTCCGGTTCCGGGACTCGACATCTCAGGGGTCTTGTACCGATACACCGCAGTCAAAGACCGAGCCGACCCCTTCACCGTCACCATCCAGAATCAAAACGCCATTGACGGTGGATATATATTCCGCGAGACGGATGATTGGTCAGGCAAGTCTGGACAAACAATCAACAAACTCATACCGGTTGGATATAGCCCCATCCGTTACTGGGGCGACGGCTCAATCGAAACCACGGGAGTGGGAAGCGTAGTGGACCCGCAGGTGGTCTATACCTATCGCTTTATCGAGCCTGAACCCGAACCTCAAACCCCTCCGACGATTAACCCCTACAACGCCCTAGAGGACGACGCTGTGCTACGAGCCACAGCCGAAACCGACCGGGAGCTGTACGAGGAGGACGAGATCGAAAAGGACAAGGACGAGGAAGAAGAAAAGGACATGGAGAAAGCCCTAGCTGCGTTGCAGAGCGGGCTGGAAATGGCGAAGGGCCAAGACGGTAGGCTTGCTCAAATGAATCCCGTAACATTGACTCAATATTATGCAGCTACGATCCCCGGTGGAGCGTATCAGGAAACGGTGATATTGGATGGCGGCCAGATCAAAGACAACCGCAGAGCCTTCCGCAGCATGGCGAACGACAAATTGCACACCAAGATGGTGGAGGACCAGTACAAATGAGCGTTGTTATCAAGCACAAATTTTCTAGCGCACCATACGGTCAACTGCAAGAACTATACGACAGACTTGATGATGTAATTGATGAGTATGCTGGGCAGGTTGCAACGGCATCGGTTATCGGCATATTGACGATGCTTCAACACGATCTAATGCAAAGATCCGAACCAGACAACGCGGAGCAATACCGATGAAAAAGATCCTATTAGCCTGCTTGATCGCAGGCACAGCACAAGCCGTTGAAATCCCCATCGAAGGTACGGTGCAGAGCCAGTGCCTAATCAACACCGACAAGCCGGGAGTCTATGGCTCACCGAATGCCTATACCCTGTCCACGGCCCCTGCCGATGGTGGTGTAGTTCCGATTGTCCGTTACGACGTAACGCTGGCCGATGCCTACACCGCTCGGATTACTTATCCGACGTCCTTTTCCTCTAGCCCAAGTTTGAGCGATTCGGTGACGTGGACAGGCGCTGTAACGGTCGCAGAGGTGTCCAGCGTGGACATGGCCGATTACCAGACCGACAGCACAACCTACGACCAGACCCGTGAATACGCCCTGTCAGCAACAGGTGCAACGTGGTTTGCCG